GATTAGACAGGGCGATACAGGACAATTTCCTGTATCGCCCTGTCTAATCTAATCCATCCGTTCATTTGATCCCCCTCGCGCTGTTAACTATCCGCTGAGCATTGTAGATATCTGCCCGATCCTTCTCAGTAAATGCCACCCCCTCGCGAGACCATACTGGCACTAATTCTAGAAGCCACTCCGCAGACTTCACCTCCTCGCGTGTATGCTTACTGACCCTTGGTGTATAGGGTGACCCATCGTTAGGGTAGATGTCCCGCCACGCAAGCCCCACGGCCTTTAGAATGGACTCTGCGCTACAGTCCTGCGCAAAGCAGTGTAGTAGCACCCGATCATCGGCCTCGCGGTATAGAATACTGAGCGAGTGCGACTTGTCATCGTGCGCGGGGCATAAGGCCATAGCCTTGTTACCCTTGCGCCTAACCTGCTCTAATTTGCTACAGACTAAATCGAAATCAGCCATAATTTCCCCCTTGCGTTACAGGGAGAGAGCGGATAACCTGCGCTAGATCGCAATGCATCCTCCTCCCCCTTGTGTGGTGATCAGTCCCCCTTCGGGGGGACACTTTAATTGCAGTCTACCGTTAACCCCTTATAATTTGGCCACCCATAGGCCATATCGGTTTCAATGCCCAAGCAAACCATTTCGGCATATAGGTTCGACTCCCTTGCCTCTAGCACCTCGCTCGGTTCAAGCAAAGCACCAAGGGTGAACGAGATTAGCAAAGCCGCCCCCACAAGTATACATTTCAGCCAAAAATTTTCTGCCTCTATATTTCTGCGATTATTTCTCATGCCATCACCTCCTTGGCGTTTTCTTTTGCTCTCGCCACTTCGGCGGGCGTACACATTGATGCGATCTCGTGCGCTAATTTAAGCGCATCCCCGAGCCTATGTTCTGGCGCTGTCACGCATAGGACTAGCGCTTTGGTTAGTGCTGTTTCGTGCGTCATGTTATCCCCCTATCTCGTCATATGTCGCATAAGACTCGCCAAACGATTCGGCAATCTCAGTAAACCTTTGCACGCGATTTGCCCCGTATATTTCTGGCCTATCCCAGAACCCTACGCCATGCCCGTTACGGGTAAGCCAAAAATCATGCCCCGCTTGAGCAATATTCTTAGGCGCTAAAACGCATTCGACTTGGCTATAGAATGCGAGACAGTCGATTATGCATTCGCGCATAAAATCCTCGTCAATATCTGCTCCGATTGGCGGTTGTCCTTCTTCGCCTAGTTCCGTGAAGTCTACCGCCTCAAGGTATGCGCTAATAAATTCCGATTCTCTGTGATTAATTTCGATTTTATACATGTTATTTTCCTTTTGATCTGGCTGCGATTATGTTTTCCGCTGTGTTTTCTACGTTGTAGGACTGGCACACAAAACCGCCGCCAAAGTCTTTGCCGCGATATACCCTGAACCCTAGCGAGTTCGCTATCTTCTTTGCTTGGTCGTATTCATTCGCGAATGCTAGCCAGTGGATAACGTAGCGAGGATTGCCGTATACGTCATTAGGCACGCGATACAGGTCATAGCCTAATGCGTCTTCTGTTTTGTAGTCTAAATGCGCTTTGTTGTGCATGTTATTCCCCTTCGCTTAAGTATTCGTTATTGATCCAGTACTTTGATCGCTCGCCACGTTCTACATATTCGGGCAGTAATTCAATATATGAGCGCGAATCGTCTTCGATATGTTCTGCTAGCAAGTAGCATTGGAAGCTTGATCTACCGTCATCGTATTCGTATAGCATGTGATTCCCCTTTGTGTTGTGTGTGTATTGCGTTGTCGTGTAATACAATGCATTGCCCGTGCCAACTTTTCAAAGTCCAGTGTTTACGCGGTGTGTAGCCAATGTACTGTGTATGCATACAGTGTTGAGAGTGTTACTGTGTTACCGTAAAGTGTTACCGTGTTACCGTAGATGTGTTACCGGTAACGGTTTGAGAATCGTGTGTATAGGGTATGCGATTGGCTATTGGCTATTGGCTGCCTTCCCTCCCCTCACTCTCACCGCTTGGGATTGCTCGCGTCTAGATAAGCCTCGCGTGCGCGCGTTAACAGCTCGCGTGCGCGCGCGTATAAACAGACGGGGTTCGAATCATGGACGGGGAGGGGCGATTGCGCGTGGCTTTTTATTGTAGTTGCCCCTCAAATTTGCGTGAGGCCAAATTAAAAAAAAGAAGCAAAAAAAACCACCCCTAAAACCCGCATGAACACAGGGGTTGGCGAAATTGACCAATTAATGGTTTAATACGCCAAATATTAATCTTAAAAGAGCTTCTATGTTGTGGCTGAAGACAATGTACCAGTAAAGAGAAAGCGTGGCCGTCCCCGTAAGTCGGAGATAGAGAAACCTAAGAACCGTCCTGTTGGTAGACCCAAGGGTGACCATTCGGCTATGGCAGAGATGAAGCAGCGATTTCTCGCGAGGAGGGATACCAATGCTGTGATAGAGTCTATCTTCCGAGCTGCTCAAGATGACGACCACAAGAACCAATCTGCGGCGTGGAAGCTCATAGTAGATCGCATCTTACCGATCAGCTCGTTTGATAAGGACAAGCTCGGGGGTAAGCCTACGGTCAATATAACCATCTCAGGGGTCACTGATACGATCGTAGAACCCGAAGTGATAGAAGGAGAGTTCCATGAGGATTGAAGACCTGCTCATTAAGCACGAGGGCTTGCGGCTTAAGCCTTACGAATGCACGGCGGGAGATATGACCATAGGAGTTGGGCGTAACCTAGACTCTATGGGATTATCTGAGGATGAAGTCTACTATCTCCTCGCGAATGATATCCGCCGCTGCGAGCAGGAGCTAACCAAAGCGTTTGAGTGGTTTACCCACTTGGACTTGGTGCGTCAAGACGCTATGATGGATATGTGCTTCAACCTTGGTATTAGCCGTCTTCGAGGCTTTAGAGACGCTCTCAGAGAAATGTCTCTTGCTAACTACGAAGCAGCCTCAGTAGAGTTCTTAGACTCTAACTGGGCAGAGCAAGTGGGTCAACGAGCGATAACTATTACTAACATGATACGAACCGGAGAATACAATGCCTGACAAAGCAGAGCCTGAGTTTCTAGCTCGTATCAGAGACCCTGATAGCTACCCATTTATCAAAAACAAAGACGGCTCAATCTCTACACACCGCATGGCGGCAGAGGTAGATGAAAATGGTAACTGGTTTGTATTTCCCACCATTGTGCAGCTTCCTAGCGGAGAGCTGTATCAATTCAAAGACAGCTCTAAAGCTATGGAGTATAATCTAAAGAATAACAATTACTTGCCAATGAAAGGCAAAAAAGAAGCACTAACTTACGCCAAAGGCGGGTACAAAAAAGGAACAAAACTTCAATCAATGAAGGCTAAATGAGGATTATACGATGCCTAATGTAAACGGAAAGAAATACCCCTACACTCCTGCGGGAATGGCAGCAGCTAAAAAAGCTAAGGCTGTTAAGAAGAAAGCCCCACCCAAGAGGAAGTAACATGGGTCTCTACAGCAATATCAACGCAAAGAAGAAGCGGATTGCAGCAGGTAGCGGCGAGACCATGAGAAAGGTCGGCAGTAAAGGCGCGCCTACAGCTAAAGCATTCAAGCAAGCTAAGAAGACCGCGAAGAAAAAATGAACCTAGACATTAGTCTCCTTGAGTGGCAGAAAGAAGTTTGGAACGACCCTACGCGTTTCAAAGTAGTTGCTGCGGGTCGCAGGACGGGCAAGTCTCGTCTTGCGGCTTATCTTTTGATAGTCAACGCTTTAAGGTCAGACAAGGGTCAAGTCTTCTATGTAGCCCCCACGCAAGGCCAAGCAAGGGATATTATGTGGAATCTCCTTTTGGAGATAGGTCAGCCCGTCATCGAGAACTCGCATGTCAACAACATGCAGGTAAGACTTATCAATGGCACAACTATCAGCTTGAAGGGCGCTGACAGACCTGAGACAATGCGCGGCGTAAGTCTCAAGTTTCTTGTCTTGGATGAATACGCAGACATGAAGCCCGATGTATGGGAGCTAATATTACGACCTGCGTTGACAGACTTGAAGGGCGATGCCTTATTTATCGGGACACCAATGGGTAGAAATCATTTCTATGAACTCTACAAGCAAGCCAGTTTAGGCGAAGACCCCACTTATAAAGCATGGCACTACACCAGTTACGACAACGACTTACTAGACAAAGAAGAGATTGATGCAGCCAAGAAATCCATGTCTTCCTTCGCGTTTCGCCAAGAGTTCATGGCGTCTTTTGAAGCGCGTGGCTCTGAGATGTTTAAAGAAGAGTGGGTTAGGTTCGATGACGAAGAGCCTGATACCGGAGATTACTACGTTGCCATTGACCTCGCGGGCTTTGAAGAGGTAGGAAAAGCCAAATCTAAAAACAAAAAACTTGACAATACCGCTATAGCCGTGGTAAAAGTGGGCGAATATGGATGGTGGGTCAAGGACATTATCTGCGGTAGGTGGGAATTAAACGCCACTGCGGAGAAGATATTCCAGATAGTTAGAGACTATCAGCCCATATCAGTCGGCATTGAGAAAGGAATTGCCCGACAGGCTGTGATGTCGCCACTGACTGACCTGATGAAAAAGTACCAGAACTTCTTTCGCGTTGAGGAACTTACTCACGGGAACAAAAAGAAAACTGACAGGGTAATGTGGGCGTTACAGGGTAGATTCGAGAACGGAATCTGCAACCTCAACAAAGGTGAGTGGAACATCCAATTCATGGATGAAATCTTCCAATTCCCTGACGCCTTAACCCACGATGACATGGTAGACGCTTTAGCCTATATAGATCAATTGGCTAAGGTGTCTTACTCATACGACTTTGAAATAGATGAGTTTGACGTAATCGACTCAGTAGCGGGATATTAAGATGCTCGAATCCAACGAAGATCAGTTTGGCATAGAAGAGACTCTTGAGTCTTGGATAATGGAGAAGTGCCGCGATTGGCGCGACCATTACGAGACTAATTACGAAGCAAAGTTTGATGAATACTACCGTCTTTGGCGTGGTATCTACTCTAGCGAAGACCGTAACCGCGATTCCGAACGATCACAGATCATATCTCCTGCCCTACAACAAGCCGTAGAGTCATCAGTCGCAGAGATTGAAGAAGCTACGTTTGGTCGTGGCAGGTTCTTTGATATGAAGGACGACATCTCTGACCAAGAGACTCAAGACGTAGCCTACCTTCGCGAAAAACTATTGGAAGACTTTAAAGCTAACAAGATTCGCAAGGGCGTGGCTGAGTGTTTAATCAACGCAGCCGTCTTTGGTACAGGTATAGCCGAAATTGTCCTAGAAGAAATAAAAGAGATGAAGCCTGCAACCGAACCTATCATGGATGGGCAGCTACAAGCGGTAGGTGTGAACATCTCAGACCGCACAGTCGTTAAATTACGACCTGTTTTACCTCAAAACTTCTTGATTGACCCTGTTGCTGTGGATGTAGACAGCGCATTGGGTGTAGTGATTGATGAATTCGTCTCACCACACGCCATAGAACAGCTACAGGAGAAGGGTGTATACAAGAATGTACCCTTTAACTTCGCGTATCCTGACACAGACCTAGATCCTGACCACGAACTTACCACGCAGCCTACCGATAAGACTCGTTTGACCAAGTATTACGGACTTGTTCCCCGCTATTTACTTGAGAATGACGATGAATACGAAGAGGTTGAACAGCTTACAGACGCCGAAGAAGAGACTGACTTCTATGTTGAGGCGATTGTTGTAATAGCTAACGGTGGTACTCTGCTGAAAGCGGAGAAGAACCCGTACATGATGCAAGACCGCCCTGTTGTGGCGTTCCCTTGGGACATCGTACCCTCTAGGTTCTGGGGTCGTGGTGT